AACCACGTTCCCAAATCATCATGTTTTGCGGGTGTGCGTGTCAGTTTTACCCATGTATCCAAATGGCCCGTGGGTGGGCAATGGGTGCGATCGATTTTGTGGCCCAACGATTGGGCGATCTCTAATACTTTACTCATTGTTCATTTACCTGTTTGTATGCGTTGGTGTATTGTACCGCATCGGCCAATACATCGTTAAATGGTTGTTTGGTTATGGTTGCCACGGCCTGTACAATGCGCAACATGGTTAACATATTGGGATCGTATTGATTCAAACGCCACGGGTGCAACGTTTGGTACCCAACATTTGCCGCCGCTGCAAACTCGGTACGGGTTAATTGCATATTCTGTAATTTGGAATTTAACCATTCGTAAAACGTCATTTTGCACCCTCGTATGTTTGGATGCACCAACCCACCATGTGATTGTGGTACACCTTTAATTGTTCGCGCCCGTTTTCTGTGATCACGTTGGTAAATATTATTACCACATCGGTTTGTGTGCTACGTTGAATCATAGCAAACAACGCCGCCGCCTGTTGTGCGGTTATTTCCTGTTCGATTATTGTTGGTTGCATTGGTTGTTGCCTCGTTAGAATAATTTTAATTGTATTTGTTGTAATCGTTCGTTTTGCAATTCGATGTATGCGGGATCGATCTCACAACCACCGTATGCGCAATTGTTTATTGTTGCCGCAATGGCCGTTGTACCGGTGCCCATAAACGGGTCAAATACGCGTTTATTGGGCCCAATAAAGTTTGTAATAATGTGATTGGCCAACGATACCGGCATAACGGCCCCGTGGCCCTGTACTGATTGGCGATTGAACCGGAATACATCGGATATTGTACCCCGTTCAAATTGTGCCGTGTTAAATTGGCGCGATATCCCCCGATCACGATCAAATACCAATACCAATTCGGTTTGCCGGTTTACAATGCCATCGGCCATTGCCGGTTGCCCGTGGCCTTTATCCCAAATAAATAAATCCTTCAGCTGTTCGTTAAAATCTCCAATCATACGGAAAAATGCGCGTTTGCTACCCGTAACGATCGCAATGTTGTAAAACACCAACGGGGCAATGCGCAAACATTGGTTTAATACGTTGGTGTGGTATTCATAGAATTGATCGATCGGCATGTTATCCGTAAACGTATTGTATTTTGTACTGAATTCAGATTTCAATATTTGGCGCGATGTGTACCGGTTGCCAGTAATTCGCAAATTCATGTTGTACGGTGGTGATGTTACCACCGCATCGAATGAATTGGCCGGCAATGTTTGCATGTATTCCAAACAATCGCCATTGTGTATTGTGTTGTATATCATTGGTTACCCCCAAAATGTTGTGCATGTTCGGGTGCAATCCATGCGTAACGCGTGTGGTGATCGTAATATGGCCCCGTATCGCCATTTTTGTATTGATAAAATTGTTCACGTGTTACGTAGCATTGCCAACCACGATCGTATGCAATTTTAACAACGGCGCGATATAACTCGTTTTGGGTTATTGGCCCATATGCCGCAATGTGTGGTACTTGAAAATTTGGAAATGCTGTTCTTACTATGTAATCAGAATTCAACAAATTCAAATCAAGTAATGTAAAATTGAATCGTGGTGATTCTATTAATTTACATTGATTACATTCACATCGTATCACGATTGTACAAATTCTTTCGGTGGTTAAATGATCCACGGGGGGGGTTTTTGATCGTGGGATTGGTTTAATAATATCGGGTTGTGTGTGGTTGGATGGGTAAATAATTCGCATTGTTTGTTGCCTCGGTTGTTGGTTAATGGCCCCGTTTGGGGCCGGTTGGTTGTTATAATTCGTTTGCAATTGGGTATTTACGGTAATGTAAAACCAAACGTGCAAAGCTGTTAAACATTTCGTTGTTGGTTTGGTATTTGTTGGCCCAATGTTCAGCAATGGCCAACGATTCGTATACGCCTAATTTTTCCCATGCACCCGCAACGTATACCAATACGGCATGTGTACGGGTTACGGTTTGCCCATTGGGGCGGGTGTGGGTTTGTGGGTTGGTTACTGGTTGGATCTTGGTTCGTTTGTACATGGTTGTTGCCTCGGTTGTTTTGGTTTATCAGTTATTACCCATTGGGTATACTTTAATATACGCATGTTTACATATGTATGCAAACAAAAATATAAATCTTTTTTTAAAACAATCGTAATTGGCGCGTGTGTTCGTTAAATCGTGCAACCGCGTTTGCGTGGTATTCCGGCGATATTTCCCACGCATCCAACGCGTACCCCGCATTGTGGCATGCGATCGCAATGGATCCCGATCCCAAATGCGTATCCAGTATTCGATCGCCGGGTTTGGCATAATTATCCAACAACCATTGGTACAACGCCACCGGTTTTTGTGTTGGGTGGAATCTATCCGGCTCCTGATTAACGCCACCAAAATACATGTAATCAAAACATCGCGCCGGCTTGTTAAATGATGTCCAAGCCAACTCACCAGCTGCCCAATTGGTAACGGGTTGGTGTTTAAACCAAAATACAAACCCTTTACACGGTTTATCCCATAATTGGGGCATATAGTTACCACCCCAAACGATTTGGTTACGGGATACACGGCGCAATTGTTCAAAATATTCATCGTTGGGCGCGTTTGTATCCCAATTTTTATGCTCGGTGCCGTATTTATCTAACCGATCGCCGGCTTTACTGAGTATGCCATACGGCGGATCCACGATTGCAAGATCGTATGCGTTATCATCCATTGCGCGCATTGCGGCCAATGAATCACCCAAATATAAATTAATCATTTTGTACCCCTCGTTTTGCGCCTATGAAATTCGTAATCATAGTGTGCCTTTAAAAATTGCAATAGTAATTGATCGTAGTGCACCGGATCGGTTGCCAACGCCGCCGCCAATTCGTAAATACGGTAAAACGGCATCGTGTATGTATGTTGCAACCAACGTATTACCGTTGATCGGTGTACCTCGCAATATTCCGCGATTGTATCGATCGTTTTGTTGTTTGCCGTTGCGGCCAATCGCACGGCGTTGCCCAATGTTGAATATTTCATGAAATCAGATCCTCCAATGTACCATACCACCCACATTTGTTTTGCCGGTTGCAGCGGGGCCAAACAACGCCGCCAACCGTATCGGGATCGATGGTGTAATAAACCTCAGGTTGCCCACAATTGGGGCAATTGATATTGCGCACCGTGTTGCCATTGATTGTTGCGCCAATCCGGTTTGCAACCTCGGTACGAACCGCCGGATCCAACATCGCCATGCGTACCGTTTTTGTTTCGGTACCACGCAATGTTGTTTGGCGTGTTTTGGGCCGTACAAACCGTTTTGGCACCGGAATATGCGAGTAATCCAAACGCAACCGCGGCGCGTCCAGGTAGATAGCCGTTTGGTGGTAATGGGCCGTGTGCATTGGGTGCGATTCCGTGCGCGTGGCCTCGGGTATGGTGTAACGGTAATATGCACGTGCGCAATCGTTTATGGCCGATTGATCTGGAATACCACGGCCCACAACATCGGCCCACAATTCATTGGCGGCGGTTGCGGCGCGGCCCCAATCGGCAACGGGTATTGGTTGCGCCAACGGCAACACAATGCGGTATTTGTGCCAATGTGGTTTGTGGCTAAATGATGTGTGGGCAATCACTTGCCAATCACCAAACAAACGCCACGAATCAAACGCCGTTAACCCATCATCCATATCATACACCAAACAATGCACGGCAACGGCATTTGCCCCGTTACGGGTACCGTTAAACGTGGTTGGTGACCACATCGGAATATTCTTTTTATCGCATCCACTTGCAACGGGATGCGTTAACGCACGGGCCAATTGTTCAACGGTGCATTGTTGATTGCGGCCCCGCACGTTTAACATGTGTGTAAATGTTGTTATTTCCATTGTTTGCCTCGGATGGTAATAACAACCCGGTTTGTTTATGCCTCGGGTTGGTGTTCGTAAATACTGTACATTGTGTGCGGTGTTTCGTATGAATTCGCATAATAATCCGTGGCCTGTATCTCTACAATCAAATTATCATCCACCCATACGCCAGCTTTGGATATCGCATCCATTACCATTTTGATCAAATTATCCACATCCGGTTTTGTGGTTTTTAACACGCGCCCCGGTACCTTTATGCGGGCCGGCCGTTTGTGGATGAATTGCACACACAATTTTAACGGTTGATTGGCCAACGGTGGTTTGTTGTGCCAATCGGTTTTAATCTGTTCGATCGCCATGTTCATGTATTCGCGTGATTTGGCGGGGGTGTATGCACGGCCGCCGCGTGTCATCCGTGGCCGGCCCATTGCAACGGGTGGCCCCGCAATCAATCCAGTGTGTAAACAATTCCACATTTTTAACGCTCCAATGATATCAATTGCGCAAACGCAATAAAGTGTTGATCAACGATCTGTTGATCGGTACACATACCGTGTTCA